GAACTGGACGCCGATCGTGGCGGTGGCGCTCAACCCGGAGAAGGAAGCTGCCATTGCCACGGCCGCAGCCGCGTCGATAAAGAGCAAAGCCGCGTAACCGAGGCGACAACTACTTTGACATTTACCGGGCCTCACCGGCAGGTACTACGTGAAGTTGCTCGGTGGTTTTCCTCAGGGGCGCGATGCTGCCCTCTGTACTGCTCGGAGCAAGATGGAGGGTGCCGTGGACGTTACCGAGGATGGAGAAATCTGCTTCTGCTGATTGATAGTCAGGGGGCTTCAAGTCGATCCTAGGCGTTGACGGGGACTCTGGGGTTGTTTGGCCGTGATCATCGACAAGGCTCATCGACGTTGTGTTTCCCGACGATTTGGCGAATGGACTGTCTTTGCTCATGCCTGGGTGTCCTTGAGGTACTGGTCGAGTCGTTCGAGCAGGTAGGTGGTTTCGCGGTCCCATTTGAGGCAGTCGTAGGGGTTGATGACCTTTGTGGCAGCGATCTGCTGCAGCGCTTGGAGGGGGGCGCGGAACCAGAAGGGATCGAAGGGGAGGGCGGCGCGTTGGTCGCGGCTCGGCGGCGGCGGCGTGCACTCGGGCCCGGCCAGCCATTCGGCTTCGTGGCAGTCCAAACACACGCCGTCGCGCAGCCGGTGCCTCTTGGAGGGCGGCTGCGGCTTGGGGTGTAAGTAGAGCGCGCGCACTTCCAAGCCTCGCTTGCGGCCCTGCAAGACGTCGCTGGGCAGGGCTTCCAGCCACGGATCCGTCGTGTAGCGCGGCCGACATTCGTAGCGGACAGGCTTCTGCAGGCCGTACAGCTGACTCATCAGGACTGCGTTCCACTCGGCCACGGTCGCCGCCGGCACTGGCTCACCGGCGGCGCCAGTGCGGCGCATGGCGCGCAGGGTGGCGGCCACGGTCGAGGTCTGGGCGCTGGCCTGGCTCATGCGCCGCGCCCCTGGCTGCGGATCTGCTGCAGCATCTCGGCGAAGTGGGCTTCGTTGCAGAGTTCGAGCCAGAGGGTGGCGACGATGGCGGCGATGCCGCCGCCGGCCAGAACGCCCATCAGGAAGGAGGCGAAATTCATGCTGCGTTGCCACCCGTCCCGGGCGTGCCGCTGAAGCGCTGGCGGCGAGCACGCTCGGCCAGGTCGTTCTGCACGGCCTTGTCGTAGCCGGCGCGGACCAGCTGGCCGACACACTCGTGATGGTTCCAGCCCTTCCGGATAGCCTGGGTGCGGACGGACTGGGCGCGGGCGAAGTGTTCGTAGGTGGTGACGCTCATGCGGCCACCGCCGGCTTCTTTTCAACGGCCGAGGCAAGGAACACCCGCAGACGTTCAAGGCTGCCCGGCGGCAACCCTACATAGGTGTCGCCGACCTGCATGCCTGGGCCACCCTCGTCGTCGGCAAGGAGGCGGGGCGCCCGCCCATGGGAGCTGCCGAAGAGCGTCATCGTTCTTGCTCGGGCGCCGCGCGGCTTCCGCCAGCCCGAGACCAGCCAGACGCCGTTGTCCATCGTCAGGTTCACTCGCATCCCGAACCCGGCGACTTCGATCACTGCAAAGCTGGTGGCTGGAGCGCTCATGCCGTCACCTTGACCAGGTCGGCGTTGTCGCGGGCGATCTCGATCCCGCCGGCGGGGACCATCCCGAGGCGCGCGCGCGCGGTTCGGCTCAGCGCCATGGCGGCGTGGGCGAGGTCTTTGCAGAGCTGGGTGGCCTCTTCGGGGGAGAGGCTGACGATGACGCCACCGGCTTTGATGACGATGGTGGCGGTGCTGGTGCGGGCTTCCACGACTGGGTGGGCGCGCGCGCTGACGATGAAGCTGGCCATGGAAGTCTCCGTACCCCGGCCCGGACGGGCTGTTACTGGGGCGACGGGGCAACATTACCGAAACGGTTATTGATGGTCAATACCGAAACGGTAATTAAATTGCGGCTCGTCTGGCGCTAGGCAAAAAAAAGACCCCGGCTGGCGGGGTCCTTCGTGCGCTGGGCGGCTTCCACTACCCATACCTGGCCCGGAGAAGGCCGGCATCTTCGAACGTCACGCCATCGCGGATGCAGTCGAGCGCGCGTTCCAAATCTTGGTGTAGCGACACCAGTTGATCATCGCTGAGTTCTTCTATTCCAGCCAATCCGAAGCACGCCTGGTCAATCAATAGCTGCATCGACGGACCCCAGTGATGCCGGTAATGCCGAATCATCCGGTAGTGCGAGTCCCTCGTGATGCTGTCCATGCCCTGGGGCACGTGTTTCGTAACCAATCGAAGCCGGGGCGAGGTCAGCCGTTGATCGGCACCTCCGTCCATCGCTTTAGCCAGTCGCTTTGCCAGTTCCTGCAACTGGTCCTCTCGTAACGCCATCCTTACCCCCTGTTCGCTCCAACCGTTCAACAAACGCACGCATGAAATCCAGTACGTTGCTGTCGTCCAGCGACCGAGCCTCCGCCACGATGGTGTCGTAGGCGACCGCTAAGGCCTCTGCATCGATGGCCGGCACTGGGCCGCCACCGCGGATCTCCGACACCAACTGCAGCAAACGTATTGCAGAGCGGAGAGTAGGGACATCAAGTCCCAAGGCGTGAGATTCGCCGGCTGGTCGATCCAGCGTTCCGCTGGGAATGCCCATCGCAGCTTCGAGGTCGCGTGCAAGGCGATGACCTATCCCTTTCGGGTTGGCCTCCGATATCCACTGACTGACCTGGGGTTGTTGCCAACGCGAGCCACCGAACTGGCGGGCCCATTCGGCTGGGCCACCGGCCGCAGTGACGCGGTCACGCATGTTGATCGTTCTGAGGGTGCTGGCATCCATGGCGGCAATGGTCCTATCCATTACCGTTTCAGGAAATGACCGAAACGGTATTGCGTGGGCATAACCAAAACGGTAATGTAGGCCCCATGAACCTTACCGACTACGCTACTTCGAAGGGGGGCACCGCCAAGCTCGGCTGCCCGATTCTGGCCAGCACGGCCACGGCAGCTAAGTGCAGTGCCGCCACGCTGTACATGATCGCGCGAGGCCATAAGCAGGTGAGCGCCCGGCTCGCTGTCCGTATCGCCACCGCGACTGGTAACAAGGTCACCACCAGCGACCTGCGGCCCGACCTGTTCGGCGTTGCTGCGACGACGGGGTTCGTTCCCGTGGCAGACGCAGTGTTGGTCGCTCCAATCACCAAGCGCGCGCTGCGCGAGAAGCTGGGGCTGGGCAATGACGGACACTTGGCCAAGCTGCTGAAGCTTCCTGTTGCCCAGGTCCAGGCCTGGCCGGAAGAGCAGGGCGTCCCAGCCCTTCCGCAGGTTCTGCAGCTGCTCGGCGGGCAGGTGCCTGCGCCAGTGGACACCCGGCCCGATGACCCCGACGCAGACCGCATCGATCTCGGCGTCCACGCCGCCTAACTGGCCGTCCCTGGCCTTCATCCCTGAACTGAATTCATCCATGGCGCTGATCGTGCGCCAGCCGGGCCCAGCCCGAAACCTTGAAATACCCGTCTTCCCAAGGTGACCCATGACCTGCCGTACTTCCTCGATTAACTGGCTCGACTGCCTCTACAACGCCGTGCGCAAGACGCCGGGCGGTGTGATCGAGGCCGCCAAATGGCTGACCGACCGCCGCGGCAAGTCCATGCACCCGGAGACGCTGCGGGCGAAGCTCAACGGCACCGAAGGCGAGTCGGTCACCATCGAAATCGCTGAGCTGCTGACGGAGTGGATGCAGCAGAAGGCGGGTGGCAGCGATTACGCACTGGAGTGGATGCAGGCACTGGCCAGCCAGTTCGGTATGTCTGTCGACGTCGTGCCGCCGGCGCCGGAAGGCGGCTGGCCCAACGAAATGACCGCCATCCAGATGAAGCTGTTGGAGATCACCAGCCGGGTGGGCAACCTGTCTGGCGCCGCGGTGGACGCGTTGGCCGATTCAAGGATCACCAGTGCCGAGGCCGGGCTGATGATCAGCGAGATTCGCGCGCTGCGGACCATGGCGCACCGCCTTGAGCGCAACGTGGCGCGCGCTGCAGGCAAGGGCAAGCAGGCGGGGAGGGCGGCGCGATGAGTGCCCTGGCCCGAGCCACCGATATCGACACCAGCTACGATGCCGCCGTGCACGTGGTATCCAGCGGCCTGCAGGCCATCCAGCAGGAGCGTGCCGCCAGTGCCCTCAACGTGCACCCCGGCATGACCAGCATGGAGCTGGCCAAGGCCTCCGGCCACGACCGCTACATGCTGGCCCGTCGCCTCCCTGAACTGCTTGAAGACGGCCGCGCGTGGCGTGGCCCGAAGAAGCCGTGCCAGGTCAGCGGCCGCAGCGCGTGCACCTGGTGGCCGGTTGCCCCGGGCGAGAACCTGGCACTGGGGCTCTGACATGAGTTTCGAAGCATTCGCATGGGCTGCCCGGCAGCGGGTCACCAGCACGCAGAAGCTTGTGCTGTTGATGCTGGCCGAGCGCCACAACAAGGACACCGGGCAGTGCCGCCCGAGCCACGAAACGCTGGCGGACGACTGCGGGCTTACCCGCCGCTCCGTGATTGACCAGATTGGGCGGCTGGCCGATGCCGGTTACATCACCGTCCTGGCGCGGGCAAACGGCAACGTCAAATTGCCCAACCAGTACCTGTTGAACTTCCATTTTGGCGTGCAGGCGAAGCCGAAGGCTCCGGACCATGACCCGTATCTGGTGGTGAACGACGTTCACCACCCTAGTGAACCAGGTTCACCAGGGGTAGTGAACGACGTTCCAGAGGTAGTGAACGACGTTCACCAGGGTAGTGAACGACGTGCACATGAACCAGTAATACAACCAGGAATAGAACCTAAGAGCAGAAAGAAGCGCGCAAGCGCGCCTGCCGCCCAACCGATGGAGCTGGATTTCTCTTCCTGGCCTTCCCCGCCGTCTCCGCAGGTACTCGGCGACTGGCTGCACCTGCGGCGCCAGCGCCGCGCTCCGGTCACGCCGACCGTGCTGGCCAGCTTCGGCACCGAGCTACACCTCGCCGCGCAGATGGGTTTCTCCGTCGATGACTGCCTGACGAAGTGCTGCAACCGCAACTGGCAGGGCTTTGAAGCCGCCTGGCTTGCCCGTGACACCCCGACCAACCACCGCAACGCTGGAGCCAACCATGCAATCGTTCACCCAGGTTCTGCCGACCACGTCACCCAGCTCCGCCAGCAGTACGAACGAGAGCAGGGAGGCGGTGGCCACGCTGGCGGCGCAGGAATTGTTGACGGCGAATTCACCGTCGTCCGGTGAGTCCGACGCGCGGGCAATGTCTGCGCTGTGGACCCTGTGGGAGCGCATGGCGGCCATGTTCCCGGCCAAGTGGGCCCGTGCGAATGGCGCGGCGCCGGTTGCGCAATCTGGGGCGCTGACGACGGCCGGGGAGGTCTGGCTGCAGGCAATCACCGGCCTGAGCCCGAAGAAGCTCGCCGCCGGCCTGTCGGCCTGCATGCGCGACGCCCTGGAATGGCCGCCGAACCCTCCGCGCTTCCGGGCCATGTGCTTTGACGTTCCGTCGCTCGCCCAGGTGCAGCAGGAAGTGCGGCCGGGCCGTGCGCAGTGCGGCTTTACCGTGCTGGTGCGGTCGTTCCTGGACCTGCACCACTACGCCAGCGCCGAGGACGGCTACCAGCAGAGCCGGATGCTGCAGGACGCCTACGAGCGCGCCGTGCGGCATGTGGTCGACGGCAAGCCGGTCCCCGAGCCCGCCCTGGGGTTGCCGCCTGTGCACCCAGTGGTGAACCCGGTGCGTGACCGCGATGCCGCACGCGCAGCCATGGCGCGCGCTGCGGCGGACCTGGGGTTCGATGGGGAAGGGCTGGCCGCCTGATGCGCTCGGACAACAACCAACTGGACATTTTCGTCCACGACCCCCGCCTGCAGCAGCCGGCGCTCAGGAAGCTGGCAAAGGCGTACCGGGCAGCTGCCGAGACAGCGCTGCGGGACGTGCAGTTCACCGCCACCGAGCGCCAAGAGCGACACGACTACTACCTGGCCGAGGCGAAGCGCCTTGAGGTCGAGGCCCGTAAATGCAACCGAGCGCCGCGCCGGCGCCGGGCCACCAATTCCAAAGGAGCAACTGCACCATGAAGCCGCTGGTCATCTACCACGCAAACTGCGCCGACGGGTTCACCGCGGCATGGGCTGTCCGTCAGGCGATGGACGCCGATTTCCACGCTGCGGTGCACGGGGCGCCGCCGTCGCCGGCAGAAGGCCGCGACCTGGTGCTGGTGGACTTCTGCTATCCGCCGCACGTGATGCTGGACCTCCAGCTGGTCGCCCACTCGATCCTGGTGCTGGACCACCACAAGAGCGCCGAGGCTGACCTGCCTGCCAATCCCAAGACAGCAGACGACCAGCTGACCGTTGTTCGCATTGAAGGATTCGACGTCGATGCCGACCCGACTTGGAGCCTCTTCCGCGGCTGGGTTGAGCAGGACAAGTGCGAGGGGATCCGGAAGGCCATGATCTACGCGCTGTTCGACATGGACCGCAGCGGGGCGGGCATCGCCTGGGACTTCTTCCACCCCGGCCAGGCACGGCCGGCTCTGATCGACCATGTGGAAGACCGCGACCTGTGGCGCTTCGCACTGCCGGGCACGCGCGACATCCAGGCGGCCGTCTTCAGCTATGCCTACCAGTTCGAGGTGTGGGACCGGCTGATGGCCACGCCGGTGGAGACGCTGCGCGCCCAAGGTGTTGCCATCGAGCGAAAGCACCACAAGGACGTGGCCGAGCTGGTGAAGGTTGCGAAGCGCCAGATGGTGATCGGCCACTACGACGTGCCGGTGGCGAGCCTGCCATACACCTTGGCCAGCGACGCCGGCCACCTGATGGCGAAGGGCCAGCCGTTCGCCGCCTGCTACTACGACAAGGAGGGCGGCCGGGTGTTCAGCCTGCGCTCGACCGACCGGGGAGTGGACGTCAGCGAGGTGGCCAAGCTGTACGGCGGTGGTGGGCATGCGCGCGCTGCAGGGTTCACGGTCCCGCGCGATCACGACTTGGCGCGGGCCTGATGTGGTCCAAGGCACCCCCGCCGACCGCCGCCGAGGGCGCCCGCATCGAGGCGTCCAAGGTGGGCCCGTGCATGGCATGCCTGTCGCTGGTGGTCCAAGGGCTACTGGACATTGAGCAGGTGTTCGTCGGAGGGGACTACCAGCACACCAAGTCCGGAGACCGTCGGCGCGGGCACTGGTTCGGCTTCTGCCTGTGCGTCTGGCACCACCGTCGACACCCCTTCGGCAACAACACCTTCGCCCAGATGCGCGAGAAGTGGGGCCCGAGCCTGATGGACGGCTCGCGGACCTTCCACGAAACGTACGGCACCGATGACGAGCTGATCGCTCAACAGACCTACATCAACGAAATCAGGCAGGCAGCATGACCACAGAGAACACCCGGAAGATCAACGCGCCCTTTATCCGGGCGCTGCTGGACAAACGTCAGTGCCCGGCGCCGTTCCACCTGCACGAGCTTTACCGGTGGATCGATGCAAGCCCAGGCCGCGAGCGAAAGGCGACCTACAACTCTGTCCGGGATCTTGCCAACGCGGGCTACCTGATCATGGTGACGGGTCCGTTCGGCACCGGCTACCAGGTCAGCGGGAAGGGCATGACCAG